CTCAACATTGTTGATATAAAAGTGTGCCTTTCTGTCTGAGTCAATCTCGATTCTTAATTGATATTCTGTAAGAGCAGCAAGAGCAACGCCTGAATCAGTTGTAGTATCAGTTCCTGCAATGCTGGATATTATCTGCCAGTTAGTGTCAGGGACATCAGTGTCATACCTGAAAAATACCTGGTCGTCGTCAGTTGCAATCGTTGGCGTGTTAGTTAATTTAAGGCCTGCCCAGATTAATCTTGTGGCAACGCTTGCACCTGTTCTTATGGTGGCTTCCCAGATAACTTGGTTCTCAGTTCCCCATAGAACACCAGACCAAGCAGTCTGTTTTGTATCAAGGTGAGGAAGTATAATTAACTGGTCATTGTCTGTGCTGCCAGTCTCCATCTTAACACCGCCAGCAACAGTGTCCCAGCTAAAGTCTGCTATGTCTGCATTTGTACCTAAAATCTCGAAATCCTTATTCGCAACTTGTCTTGCAGTAGTTATAACAAGATTTGCAGCTGCTGTTGCATCTGCATCAGAATATCCTGTACCAATAGCTGCATTCGCATCTGGTAATTTCGTGAAGAACTCTTCTAAATAGTATCTTCCTGGTGATTTTCTTACATTGCCGTTAAAAGATATGTCTTCACTGAAATCATAAGGTCCTTTTGTATAAGGTGGTGCAGCAATCTGCCCTCTTGGAATACTTCTAAATCCTTCTCCCATTTTTCTTTTCTCCCCAGGAACATATTTGCCCCTCTATATCTCATAGAGTGCTTTCACCAAACCGTTCCTGGTCGGTTTGATTATGGTTATGTTATGGATTCCGGTTGTGATGGTTCCAAGCGTGATAATCCCAGTTGCAGGATCCCAAGTACTATCTTTGTCTGCTCCTGCATCATCCTGAACAAGAGTGTTAAGGATTTGAGTTATTGCCATGGCTTTCCCATCAGTTGCATCAGTCAATAAGTCGATTGTAAAACCTGTTGCTGTTGTAGCCGCACCTTGAATAGTGATTATTTTCAAATCACCACAATGCCCAACTTTCCTGAATGTTTCAGTAACTGCTGTCATGTTCTTTTACCTCCATCATGCAATGCCGTACATCTGTGAACAGCTTGCTTCGAATGTGTTTACTGGTGTTAAGTATTCTTTTAACAGGTAGACTTCCCCGTCTGCATCGGTGTATTTCTCTTCGTATGTCAAGTCTTGAAGGACTGCCATAAAGATGTATCTCATGTCAAGGAATAAAATCCTTTTTGAATTTGCTGCGGTTGGCATATACCTGTCTTTGATGAACATTACATCATCGAACCCGAAAGCTCCTGGAATACCGAAACCAAGCATATCCTGAGAAGGATTGATGTTTCTCTGGAAATCTTGCAGTAATCCTTTGATGTAATTGTGCGTTGTCGCATCAGTTATTGCCAGATTCACATTACCGTTTGCATTGAAGGTTGTTGCCAATTCTGCCCTGATAAGAGGCAATGTCGGAAGTCCGCCACTCCTGTTTGTCGTGTTTGTGGTAATCAGTTGAATCATACCATTTGGTTCGTAAACAGTTGTGCTTGCATCACCATTTATTAGCGCATCTTCTTCAGCTTCATAAATAGATATTGTCTTCACACTTAAGTCAAGCTGTGTAGGATCAATAAAACCCCTCATACCTGCGATTGCTGGCCCTGAAATGCTGCCTTTAGCATACAAGAACTTAATGGCTACAGATATTCTGTCATATGTATCTTCAACTGCACTAAGTGCTCCATTTTCAGCTGCCCAGAATGCTCCACCTTTTGCAGTAAGAGGAATGTAATCATATGTCAAACCTTTTTGATGGGTCAGGATAAACTGGTACAAGTGCTGTTCCTGCAGTTCCTGCTCCGCCTGTCTGTGAATCTATGGAAACCTTATTTATCTCGTAAGTAGATTTTGCGATTTCCATCCTTTTATCAACTCTATCGAATGGATTATAATATTCTTTTGACATTCCACCGAATGAGTCTTTTCCGATAACTCCTGCATTGAACCTTGACTTGCAAAGTTCTTCACTGAAGCCATCTTCCCGATCTTTGAATATTGCTTTCATTGTTAGTACCTCATGTCCTCATTATAGGAAGTTTTCCTTCATCAAATGCTTTCTCTGCATCTAAATGAGTTTTTTCTGCTGCTTCATCAGCGATTTTCTGCTTTTCAAGAGACGATTTCTCTGCTGTTTCAACTTTCTTTTCTGCTTCCTGAATCTTTTTCTCTGCTTCTTCAGTCTTTTCTTCAGCTTCTTTTACTTTTTCTTCAGACTCTTCTTTTGCTGTCTTTGAATCTTCAACATCTTTTTTCAGTTTCGCTATTTCTGAGTCTTTTGTTTCAAGCTGTTTCTTAAAGTCAGCGATTTTTTCAGTATATTCGCTTTCTTTCTTTTCCACAGCCATGTCAATATCTTTCTGTGTAAGTTCTGTCATATTCTCACCTGCGTTTGTTTTAAATGATTTTGCCATACCAAATTGTTTTGCTATGTGACCATAACTTGCATTTCTGTTTGATTGAATAGGGACCCATGTTGCTTCAAGGAGTTCCCCTTTAGTAAATACTCTTACTTCTTTTCCATTAATCTTTCGCATTTCGTAATCATGGACTATTGCACCAACTGAAATTCCTGGCTTTTCTCCTCTTTCTAATGCCTCATCAACTTGTTTTTTTATCTGTGCAGCAAGAGGATTCGCATCTTTTGAAAAGAACCAAGGTTTAGCGAACAAAGCAGCATTATTCCCTTTCTCTATTGATTTTAGTTCTTTCCACCCCCCTACCCATGATTGCATAGAATTATCGTGGTTCGCCAATGCTTTCAAAGACCCATATTTAGCCCAGTCAATAATTAATCCTTTATCCATTGCTTCTTCATCTCTATCTAAAGAGGTATCTGAAAGTGCAGCAAAGTATTCCCCAGTCTCTGGATCTTTTGTAACAGGCATCCATAATTTTCTTAATTCTTCTTTCATATTATTACCTCTGAAATTTGATTTATTTAAATCCTAACCTAATTTGGTCGAAAACTAATCGTACTCCTGCAGTTGGGATGCGCGTATGGAGTCATAAATGCCTTGCCAGTCTCATCATCAATAAACTCTTCGTCAAGTGGAATAGGATTATCACCATACTTAGCAGAAAGCCTGTCGCAAATAGGGGAACATCTTTCACATCCTCTTGGTTGAGTTGCTTTCCAAACCTTGCCACCTTCTAATCCAGACTCTTTATATCCTAAAAGTTTGGCTTCAGCTAAGACTTTGGTCGTCTCAGTTCTGCTTATCATATTAGCACGCCAATCAGTAAAACCTTCAAAATCCTTTTTAATATCTTCTTTGATTTCTTTTATTGTCTTATGTTCTGCTATCCCTGATTGGACTGAAGATATAACTTTGAATTGTATCTCTTTCGAGACACCTTTTATTCCCATCCAGGGTTTGCCATTTATAGAGTAGCCATTTAATTGATTCTGGCTAAGTACATTTAATTTCTGCTGATAAGCGTTAGTAAATCCTATGTCCACACTCAATTCTTCCTCCGCACTCACAAGGCCAGTAATCAAATCAGCTTTTATGAATCGTTTGATATGTTTAGCGAAAGTTGCAGTATTGACCGTATTAAACAGATTTCTCATAAATTCGCCGAAAGTCTTATCTATTTTGTAAGATTTCTCTAAATCAAGTTTATCGACAGCGTTTAGAACTTTCTTTTCCATGTCATTAAACAGACCCGTAAGTTTTAGACTCGTCAATAACATCTTCTCCCGCTTCAATTATCAGGTCTTTGTCAATAGACTTTTTATCTTTTTTGTCAGGTTTTTTGGGATTATCTTCTTCCTCTTCTTCTTCACCCTCCCTCCCTGTTGTTTCCGGTGGAGAATTGTTTGGAAGATTGCCGAAATTGAAAGAAGTCTCTTGACCTGGCTTTTTAAAAGGTTCGTCACCCCATTCGTAAGGTTCTTTGCCTTGAAGTTTTCGGTAATCGTTTATAGTGAGCGCACCATTCTCTAATTCCCATTTATGCTGTTCAAACTCAATTTTTTCCTGCACATGGTCTTTAGGGAAATATTTAAATCTTAATCCAGTTATTTCTTTCTGAAGAATCTCAGGAATACTTCTCATTGTATGCTGTTGCTCAAGAAGATTAAGGAAAGGTTTAATCGCATTTCTTACTGT